AAGCACCGCGTGGTATGACACGACCAGCCGCACGGGAAGTGCTCAATAGGGCAAGAAGGAGAATAAGATAATGTCAGTAATGGACAACATATCTAAACACTACCAATCAGCGATCGGTGGTGACATGGAGAGCTATCATTGTGATGAGTGGAACACGGATATCTACTTCAGGAAAACTTATCCACTCAAGGACGAGGCCAAGATCCTTGAACTGCAGTCGCAGGGCAAGACGGTTGAGGCACTGGTTGAGAGCATAGTGGCCAAGGCGAGGACCAAGGATGGTAAACGCATGTTCCACGATGCGGACAAGGTTAAACTGATGAACGAGGCAGACCCACAGACAGTGGTCAAAGTGGCCTCCGCCATCAACAACGCAAGGATAACCGCGACACAGGAATCTGCCGCAAAGGAATAGATTCCAGTGTTGAGTTGAGATTTGTGATGATGCTGGCCGACAGGCTCAAGAAGAGCGTGGCGGAGATATTACAGATGTCAACACTGGAGTACGAACTCTGGCTTGGTTATTATTTGTTTGAAAACAAGGAAATGAAGAAGACCATGAACAAACAGAAGCAACAAGCGAAGGTTAGGAAATAATGGCCCAGGGCAAACTCTTACTGGACATCGCGGTAAGGAACCAGCAGGCGCTGGGCAAGGTCAACAGCCAGCTGAGCCAACTTCAAGGTAGCAGTCTAAAACTGTCAACCCTGCTGAAGGGCGCCGCGGGTGCGTTGGCCGCCATTGGTGCCACGCGGGTAATAGGTAGCATCGTAGCAACAACGGCCAGGTTTGAGGATCTCAATGACGCCCTAGCGTCAGTGACGGGATCAGCCCAGGCGGGTGCTGAGGCGTTTGACTTCGTCAGCAACTTCGCGACCAAGACGCAGTTTGGCGTTGAAGACCTCACAACCACATTCATAAAATTAAAGGCATCAGGCATAGAGCCCACACAGGACCTACTGACCCTGTTCACGGACACGGCGGCGATCACGACGGACCAGTTGGGGTCACTACAGGCCATCACTGACCTGTTCGCCAGGACCACTTCGGGTGGATTGGGTCTTGAAGAACTCAACAGACTTGCTGACAGGGGTGTACCCGTTTTCAGGATACTTGAAGAACAACTGGGCATAACAAGATTAGAGATATCAGAGGTTGGTAAGACGGCGGAGGGATCTAAGAAAATCCTAAACGCACTATCAACAGGATTGAGGCAGGACTTTGGTGGTGCCACCGCCAAGGTGGTTGACAACTTGTCAACACAGTTCTCAAACTTGAACATCGCACTAAAGAATTCAGCCAACGAGTTCGGACAGGGACTATCACCGGTGTTGAAAGACGCCACCGCTGACCTGACCACATTCATAGAGAACAACGACGAGACCATAGCCGCACTGGGCAGACTGGGTGGCGTGATCCTCAAGGGCGTTGTGGATCTGTTCATTTCACTGGCCAAGGCACTGGGTGCCATTGTGATCGGTGGTGAGAAACTGATTGGATTCTTTGAAGAGGCCTCCAAGAGCACGGACCACATACACGACGACTTCAGCATGCTGAATTCAGACTTTGACACCATGGGCTTCCACCTGGCTGGCATCAGCACTGGCGCCAAACAGGTGATCAAACCACTGGGTGACATGCAGATTGAGGCCGCTGAGCTGGGCGACACCGTATCAGAGGTCGCGACCAACATGGCGGACTACAATGACGCCTTGGGTGATTACAACGAGGTTGGTCCAACCGTGGCGGAAGTGTTGAAGAATCAGGCCAACGAGGCCGCGGCCGTGAACAGGGAAACGGCCATAATGAACAGGACCTATCCAAAGACCACACAGGCGGTCAAGATGGCCAACCAGGCCATGGAGACCTACCAGCAACACCTAGAGCAGATGTTGAAGAACTACAGCTCAGCGGTGATCGTGTCTGACACACTGATATCAATGACACAGACCTTCGCCAACACGGCGGAGTCAGCATTGACTGACGTGGTGATGGGCACCAAGACACTGCAGGAGGCACTGGGACAGGTGGGACAGGCCATACTCAGGGAACTGATAGGGGGCATCATCAGGCTCCTAGTGGTTGGACCAATCCTGCAGAAGATAGCGGACATATTTGGTGTTGACATGGTGGACGGCGTCAACAAACAGGTGGCCGCACAGAAGAAATTGAACAGGGAACTCAAGACGGAGATAGCACTGAGGACGGTGCTGGCGTTCTTTGGCGGTGGGGGTGGATTTGGCATACCGTTCCTGGCCAACGGTGGTAGGGCTCCGGCCAACCAACCAGTTGTTGTTGGTGAGCGTGGACCTGAACTGTTCGTGCCCAACACAGCGGGCGAAGTGATATCAAACAACGAGATGACGTCAATGGGTGGCGGCGGTTCCGGTGGTGGTGGAGACAACATCAACGTGACCTTCAACATCAACACCATTGATGCCACTGATTTCAATGAATTATTAACAACCAGGCAAGACCTGATCATAGGTTTGATCAACAGGGGTCTCGCCGAACGAGGCAAAAGGAGTCTGACAGCATAATGAGTGGTACATTCCCAATATCAGCAGGTTTTGAGACCTTAGATTTCCAATCAAACACCAACAGCAGGGTCACGGTGAGCGTTTCTGGCAAGACACAGAGGATCAAGACCGGCTCACAGTTCTGGAGCTTCAAGTTGAAGTCTTCCGCAATGAGCCGGGATGATCTGATGTCTGATTTCGCTTTCATCGTGCAACAGGATGGACAGGTAGAATCATTCACCATAGTCCCTCCGACCATAAGTTCAACCAGAGGCACCGCCTCTGGCACGATAACGGTGGCCAACGTCACCAGCGAATCACCATCTATGAGCCTGGCGTCAGGATCCAGTGCCATAGGCGTCACTGGGGGCACAGGCACACTGAAGAAAGGTGACCTGATAAAATTCTCAAACCATGACAAGGTATACATGATAACAGAGGACGTGGACCTGGACGGATCCACGGTGGATCAGATACAGTTCTACCCACCACTGACCACGGCAATGACCGGGGGTGGGCAGACCATCACCTACAATGACGTGCCAATCACGGTGTACATGGACAAGGACGAGCAGAAATACATAACACAGGCCGATGGCACGTTCAAGTACGAGATAACACTGAATGAGGAGATATAATGGCCAGGGATCTTGCCAGTTCACTACAGACCAAGTTGGCCGCGAGGACGGTGTTCGCCGCGGACCTCATTGAACTGCACCTTGACACGCCACTGTACTTCACATCAACCAACATTGACATAGACTACGACTCAGACACGGCGCCGGACGCGGGCACCAACACCTACCTGGCACAGGGGCAGTTCCTGTTCTTTGGCAACGTCACTGAATCATCAGACCTCAGGGTGGGACAGATTGACATGACCTTCACAGCGGTTGACACCACCACCATATCACTCCTGATCAACAACCAGTACATGAACAAGCGGGTGGTCATTTACCGTGCCGTGCTGGACGACCAGTACAACTTCACATCAGATGACGTGTTCACGGTGTTTGATGGCATCATCATGGGCTACGCGATCAGTGAACAGGACACCACCGCGACGGTGACCATCACCGTGGCCTCACAGTTCGCAGACTTTGAGCGTACCAATGGCAGGAAGACCAACCCGGCATCACAGCAGGTCCACTTCCCCACGGACAAGGGCATGGACTTCTCCGCACAGATAGTCAAGGACCTCAAATGGGGGAGATCATAATGGAACAGGTCAGATACGAGGACTTCAACATCAGGCACTTCGCGGAGTTTGAGAGATTGGCGTACCGTGCGGTTTTTGAACGTGGAATGGTTGACGTTGACTTCAACAAGCAACACTGGAACCTACACCTCAAGAACTTGGTCAGCCTCAACAGCAACGTAATAAGATTGCTGTTCGCGGGCAAGGAGCTGGTGGGATTCTACATATTGCAATTACACACACTGCCTTGGAACCACAGGACACAGGCGCTGTTCCAACTGATGCATCTGACACTGGACTTCCGTGATCAGAGGATCTACACCTCAATGTTCAGGGACGCGGAGGCCATCTGCGACAACAACGGCGTGGAGAGGATACAGACCACTGACACGGCGATACAGATGGACGAGGGACAAAAATTCAGCCTATTACACAACCACAATTACCACCACATAGACGGTGTTTGGGAGATGAGACGAGATGTTTGAACCAACATACATGAAAGATCTTAATCAGCAATACACAGGCGTCTGTGTGGGTTTAAACACCATAAAACAACGCACTGACCAAGTGATTGGCTTCCTGCGGGGTTTCAAGAGATACCAAGACGTCTCATACGAGGATCTGTACCAGATGATTTCTCCATCCGTGAGGTTGGAGCAGTACCGTATCTGGCAAGATCAAGGCAAGATCTGGGGATTCACCAACTGGGCCTTCGTGAACCAGGAGGTGTTGGACAGGTTCCTGGAGCATGGACGCATGAACACACTGGACTGGCAGAGCGGTTTCAAGCAGATGTACGTGGAGTTCGTGTGTGAGCATGGCGCGGATGAGATGATGAGCTGGATGAAGAATTACAGCCTGAACCTGCTGGGTCCAAACGTCAGGTGCTACTGGATAAGATCAGAGGCGGACCAGATCAGGGTCAGGAAGATTAGGACAAAGGAGAACTGGCGATGGGATCAGTAGTAAAAGCAGTCACCAAGGTGGTCAAGAAAGCGGTCAAGGCCGTGGTCAACGTCGTGGGCGGCGTGGTTTCAGCCATAAGCTCACCGTTCGGCATGAACATTGACGTGCCTGACTATGACATAGGCACGGACCAATCACAGGCCATACAGGGCGTACTGGTCAACAAGGATTCAGCGATCGCACACATACCAATCGTGTACGGTGAGCGACAGGTGGGAGGCACCAGGGTGTTCGTTTCCACGGATGGATCAAACAACAAGTACCTGTACATGGCGTTCGTGATGTCGGAGGGCAGGATCAACGCATTCCGCAAACTGGTAATAGACGACAACGAGGTACCACTGACGTCATACGCACACGGGGTGGTGGCCAACGCCAGCACCGGCAACTACAAGGACAAGATACAGGTTCAGTTCTTTGACGGCAGGGACGACCAGACCGTTTCCACGCTTTTGGAACAGGCACCTGGTTGGGATTCAGACCACAGGCTACAGGGCCTGGCGTACCTGGCATTGAGATTTGAGTGGGTGGGATTCAACACAGAGGACGACCCCGACAACAACCCCTACAACGGTGGCATACCCAACGTCAAGGCACAGATACAGGGCAAGAGGATACTGGACATCACGGGCATAAACCCCGCCACCTACAACACCGCTTATTCATCAGACGCGGTCACCTACAGCAAGAACCCGGTCAACTGCCTAGCAGATTATCTGAGGAACAGCAGGTACGGCAAGGGCCTGACCAATGACAGCTTTGACTGGACGGCCTGGAAGACGGCCGCTGACCTGTGTGACCAGACCGTAACCTACACCAATGGAACCTCATCACCGGCATTCACCTGTGACGCCGTGCTTGACACGGCCAACAGCCTGATGGTCAACAGCAAGATCCTGCTGGCCAGTTTCAGGGGCATCATGCCATACCAGGGCGGCAAGTACAAACTCAGGGTGGAGCACGGAGGCGATGACTCAGACATCACGGCCACACCGTCAGACCCAACCACGGTGTTCACCGTCACCGCGGACCACATCATTGGTGGCATACAGTTGGAGGGTGAGTCTAAACAGCACAAGGCCAACCGTTGCGTGGTCACCTACGTGGACCCAGAGGCGGACTACCAACCCAATGACGTCACATACCCAGCGGAGGGATCAGCGGATGACATCGCGTTCCTGGCACAGGACAACGGCGTCAGGCTTGAGAAGAGGATAACACTGCCAACAGTTGCCAACAGGAGCATCGCTGAGCAGTACGCCAGGGTGTTCGTGAACCGTTCAAGGACACAGAAATTCATAGCGTTCAACACCAACCTGGCCACCACGAACACCGCGGTGGGTGACCTGATACGTGTGCAGAGTGACAGCATTGGCCTGGACGGCATATTCAGGATCATGGACATGAGGATCAACTCACAGGGGGACATTGAGATCTCTGGCACAGAGCACCAGGCCAGCTCATACGCCATAGGGGCCACGGGCACTGACTACACCAGACCTGTGATAAACCTACCGGACCCAACACAGGTCATAGCACCCACCAACCTCACTCTGGAGTCAGGTGCGGAGTTCAACCTGGTGGACAGCAACAGCAACACCGTGAGGCGTATCAGGGCTGACTGGACCGCGTCAACGGACCCGTTCATAACGGACTACGTGGTGCAGTTCAAGAAATCATCAGACGCTGACTACATCACATACACACAGACTTCAAACACCTACGCCTACATCTCACCAGTGGCCCTGGGCGAGAGCTACGACGTGAGGGTGTTGGCCAGGAATGACCTCAACAGGCGTTCGGGCTACGTGACTGAGACCGCACACGAGGTCACTGAGACCTACACCGGCGCAGACAGCTCACAGTCGCAGGTTGATGGCGGATCAATAACCACCATAGCGGGCACGGGAGGATGGAATGGCTAGGACCGGATTCTACGACAGGTCACAGGACCTATACCTGCCCAAGGACTCCAACACCTGGGCTGACCTCACCGGCGGCTGGGACACCTACACGGGTTGGTACCAGACGTTGAGCGGTTCAACTGAACTGGAGTTCACGTCAAACATCATAGACTTCGGCTATGAGCACAAGATTTACCCAGTGATACTGATCACCACCAGGCTGGATGGTGCCAACACCACCGCCGGTGAGTATGGATCAGACTTCCCCAAGATAACCATAGAGGCGGGCAACGCCAGTGACCTGTCAGACGCCTCGTCCATAGTGCTGACCAGGACGTCAAACCCCAACTACACGGGACTGGGCGCCAAGAGGTACTACAGGGTCACCGTCACCATCAACTCCGGAACCAATTCAGCACCCCAGGGCATGAGGGGCATAGAGATAAGGCTACTGACGGACGCCATAACGGAGACCATAGAGCAGTTCAACTCCAGCACGGTGGATGACGGATCAACCACCGGCAGGGTCATACCCACCAACAACTCGTACTCAGACATCAGTTTCGTGGGCGTGACGCCAACAACACTGGTGGAGGACACCGTGGTCACGGGCGTGAGCTCAGATGGCTCCAGCGTGATACTGTACGTGGCCACTGGCTACGTCAACACCGGGTACTTCGTGGGCGACGTGGGATCCAGCACGGTGACCACATCAAACATCAGCATACCACCCCTGGTGCAACTGGTCGCGACCAGCACGGACTCGTTCACCATACGCATATTCAAACCCAACACGGCGGGCGACGCCAACTGCACCTTTGACGCATTCGTGTCAGGGCTACCACCAGTGGCCATTGACATCAACGGCAACCTGATAAGGCGGCAGTAAATAAACCAAAAGGAGAAAAACAATGGCTTGGCCAACAAATGACTCAAACATAATAGTAACCAACCTGGACTCAGGCACGGACTCACCGGCCGCGGCCAGGGCAGACATAAAGGCCGCACTGGATGAACTGGCCAACGTCATAAACGGACGTAACCAGGCCTCAGGCGTGGCGGGATTGGACGCATCCAGCAAGATCTTGAACACACAACTGCCTGACACCATAATCTCATCAGCCGCAACCGACCTGACCATTGATCCCAACACCGGGGTGGTGGTCATAGAGGACGTGATGCAGTTGAACCCGGTGGCCTATGCGTCACTGCCAGCATCACCCGCCAAGGGACAGGTGGCATACCTGACCACGGATGGTGCCAGCGCCTCCAAGGACCTGCCCATCTACTACAACGGCTCATCCTGGAGATACTTCAGTGATGATTCCGCGGTGGCCACCTCATAGCGATGACTGACTTCCTCCAGAGGGCCCGTGAACTGGGCTGGTGGAGGTGTGACAGGAAGACACGTACCGGACGCGGACGGCAGAACAACTGTGCGGGCGATCCCTGGCACCAGTGCAGATACCGCCTGAGGCGTGAGCCCAGGGTCACCACGCATCGCCTGGAACGCAGATGATCAGGCCAGACCAGGCGCCATACCCAGAGATACTGAGGCGTGCCCGCATGGACAGCCACCAGTATGATCGCGGCGAACAGGTGCTACAACGCATCACTGACAGGATATGGGTGTTCCACGTGTACCACGTGGCTGAGATAGACCACGAGGGCTACGTGCCCCAGATAGATCGTGACCGCTCGTGGCATGACATACGTGCCTGGCTGGAGACCAGATCCGGCGTTGATTGGTTGCGTCCAGGCCACACCCATTGGCCAGACTACATGAACAAATTCTTGGTGTTCCTGATGTTGAGATTTGACGTCAAAAGGGAGACGTAGTCTCTACGAAGTGCGACAGCACTGAGTAGGTCATCTCTGATGACCTTTGCTTCGTCTTGTCAGACTCGCAAATTCCTCACTCCTACATGGAAGTATTCAATGTCAATTTTGATTTTGATTCAGTCAGATTACCAGAACGCTGATTTTCTGAGAGTGGTTTGTCGTTCAGATTCGTGTCCCGGGCCTCTCTGCCTCACACACCAAGTCGTCTAACTGGCTTGTTGGTTAAAACGCCTTAAGACCTTTCCGTGTGCTACTAGGACGGTGCGTTCTTCACACCCCATCAGTTTCTGAGATAACTGACCAAAACTTTCTTTAAGGGAAATTGTGTGTGCCTGTGTGTGTGCCTATTGTGTGATTATATATGCCAGTCTGACCAGATGTCAACGGAAATGTGATTAAATACAGGTGTTGTTGTGCTTTAGCCATGCCTTGCACGTGTGACTTATAAGTGGGCACCGCAACACCCTTATCGCCCGCGATCGTGTCTATTGTGTTGCCATACCTACAGAAAAGATCGCGGGCAATCCAACCCAATCGCAGTAGATCTCACCCGCAGGTTGTACGAACACCCCCGAAAAACCCCCATTCTATGCGACTTTTCTGACGGTTGACGGTATTACCAATCGTGCTATACTGATTGTATATGTTGATAAGACAAGCATTACAAATAGTCGGCGGCATCACCAA